CGGTTAGTGGAACACAGATGAGAAAACTTTTAGGTGACCCGAAAGTTGATGATAGTGATAGGGTAAAAGCATTTAAAAAAGTATTTGGGTATTACGATAAAGGTATTTACACTATGATGACTAATAAGTTTAAAAAGTTATTTGAGTCTTACGATTTATCAGACGAACTTATTCAAGAGTTCTTATTAGAATCAACTAATACTACTGGTGGTAATTTAGACGATGGTCCTTCTACATTTTATACGGATTATCCTACATACAAAAAAACATCTAAGGAATGGTTAGAGTCTATCTATTCAGATGCGGGTTGGAAAATTCTTGACTATATTTTAGATGATAATGCTAAAAATACTATAGAAAAAAACTATCATTCTGTTCCACTTACTTTTTTAGACCACGGACAACAAGGTGGTTCTCTTAATGCTGTTAATAAATACAAAGATTGGATGGGTGAAGTAGTGAAACCATTAGGTTGGCGGGTGGTTAATTGGATGGGAACTGATGCTGCTATCAACAATATCATTGGTACTCTTTTTGCAGCTGGTGCTGATGGTGATGAGTATGATGAAGAAGACTTTAAACTAACCGAAAGAATAAACTTAAATAGTGAGGTAAAGTTACTATTAGAAGGTGGCGCTTACGGACATCTCAATCATCCATTTGATGATAAAAATTTAACGTTTTCAGATTTTAAAACACTAATTATTAATACACTACAAGGTAAACTTGATAGTGAAGGAGCAGTTACAGAAAAAACAGATGGTCAAAATATAATGGTAAGTTGGAAGGGTGGAAAACTTATCGCTGCTAGAAACAAAGGTCACATCAAAAACCACGGTGCTGGTGCATTAGATATCAACGGAATAAAAAGTATGTTTAGTGGTAGAGGTGATATTGAGAAAGCCTTTGTCTACGCTATGAGAGATTTACAGAAAGCAGTCGGTAGTTTAAGTGATGCTCAAAAGAATAAGATATTTGATGAGGGTAAGAAGTTTATGTCGTTAGAGGTTATATATCCCAAGACAGCAAATGTAATACCTTACGATAAATCTTTACTTCAGTTTCATGGAACCATAGAGTATGACTCTGCTGGTTCTCCTATAGGTGAGGATAGAGGTAGTGCGAGAGTATTAGCTGGTATGATAAAACAAATAAATCAAGATGTACAGAAAGCGTTCAAGATTGAGAAACCTTTTATATCTAAGTTACCACAAGTAAAGGACTTTAGTAAAAGACAAAGTTACTTCTTAGGTAAACTTAACAAGTTACAAAATCAATTCAATATGAGAGGAAACAATACTTTATCTGAGTATCATCAAGCTTATTGGATGGAGTATATTTATAATGCAGGAAAACAATTTAAGTATAATGTTCCAAATAATATATTGGTAAAGTTGACAAAAAGGTGGGCATTCTTAGATAAGTCTTATAAGATACCACAAATTAGAAAAGATATAAAGAATGAAAAGTTTTTAGATTGGATATTAAAAACAGACAAAATAGATTTAAAAGGGTTACAAAAGAAACATATCAGAGATTGGGAAGTTCTTTTCTTTGAATTGGGTGCTGAAATATTAAAAAATCTCAGTGATTTTATAGCAGCTAATCCAAACAAAGCAGCTCAACAAATTCGTAAAGATTTGAAATCTGCTATAGGTAAGGTCAAAACTTCAAAAGACCCAAAGGTACTGAACACATTGAAAACACAATTAGATAGATTGAATGCTATTGGTGGTTTGAAATCAGTTGTACCGTCTGAGGGTATAACTTTTGTATTCAAAGGAAAGTTGTATAAGTATACTGGTGCATTTGCTCCAGCAAATCAAATCTTAGGTATGTTAAAATTCGTATAGGAGTAGGTTATGGGATATAGTAAAGAGTCGGAAAGACAAAACAAAGCATTAGGGGATTTACTGAAAGGTAGAACTCCTGAAAAAAGAGCGATGGTTGGTTACAAAGGTAAAGAACAAGAGAGTGGTGACCAAATCAGTAGACTTTCAGATATTATGAAAGAGGCTAGAATGCCTATGTTTTGTCCTAAGTGTGATGTTATCATGAAGAAAAGACTTGACGATAAGTTTTGGAGTATGATGGGGCATTGCTTTGATTGTCAGATAAAAATAGAGAATAAGATGAGAATCGATGGTACATACGAAGAATGGGAAAAAAATAAAATAAGAGAAAATAAAATATCTTTTGTAAAAGAACAAATACAGGCTATAGAAGAATGGAAAGATATGAAAGCTCCTGAATTTTACAATAATGTCGGTGTTAATGAACCAATGTTAGAAAAAGAAAAATGGGATGTTGATGTTAAAAAAATTAAAAAAGAAGCTAAAGAGGCTTTAAAAAAATACACAGAAGTTTTAGAACAATTGGAGAGTGAAGTATGAAGATTTGGAAAATAATAGTTGGTATCTTAGGTACGATTGGTGCACTTTTTGCTGTTTCTTCTAAAAGTAAAGAGGTTAAAAAACTAAAGGGTGTGATTAAAGAAAATAAAAAAGAAGAGAAAAAAGTTGAAAAAGAAATAAAGGTATTAGAGGAAAAAAAACAATCTTCTAAAAAAGAGATAGGAAATCTTAAACGTAAATTAACTAATACAAAGAAGAATACTCAGAAGATGGAGAAGGCTTTTACAGAGGATAATTCTGATGAAGCCGTAGATTTTTTGAAAAAATTCGCTAAAAAATAGGGAGAAATAAAATGGCAAATATGCATGATGCACCATCAGATTACAATGATTTTCAAAATAAAGGACATGTAGGAAAATATTCAGGAGTAGTGGCTGCTGTAAATAATGCAACGCAATCATTTACAGGATCTTACTATGGTGCTGGCGCCTTGATAGTTGGAGAAGATTCAACAACTGGACATGCTCATTTATCAAATGGGGGATCATTAAATCTTGCTCACCTTACAGTTGGTACATTATATGAAATAGGTGTTAAGGAAGTTGCTTGTAATGCAAAAACTGTCTACGTTCTTAAACGTAACGGATAATATGAAATATTTTTTACCTCTATTATTATCAGTTCCTTTGCTTGGACAAGTAACTCTTTCACAAGAACAGATGTTAGGCATTGCTAATAATATAAAAGAATTACAACATTCTGATAGCTCTAAATCCGTACAGATTTCTATATATGAAGACTTAGTAAAAGAAATGGATAATCAAATAGAATCGGATTCTTTAATCATTGTAAAGAAAGATGAACAGATTGGATTGTTAAAGGAAAGAGACGTAGCTAATGAGAAGTTAGTAGACTTAGTTGAACCAAAATGGTATGAACACAGGTACATTTGGTTAGCAATTGGATTTATAGTAGGAAAAGTATAATGAAATCAGGTGTCTTAAAAGATGTAATAAAAAAAGAATACCAAAAGTGTGCTAAAAGTCCTGTATACTTTATGAAAAAGTATTGTGTGGTTCAGCACCCAATGAAAGGTAAGGTTCCTTTTCATCTTTATCCTTATCAAGAAAAATCTCTTTCTACTTTTGAAGAACATAGATTTAACATCATACTTAAAGCTCGTCAGTTAGGATTATCTACATTGACTGCTGGATACTCTCTTTGGATGATGACATTTCATCAAGATAAGAATATATTGGTTATTGCTACTAAACAAGATACTGCTAAAAACCTAGTTACAAAAGTTAGGGTGATGCACGCTAACTTACCCTCTTGGCTAAAACAAAAATGTACAGAGGATAATAAACTATCTCTACGATATAAAAATGGTTCACAGGTAAAAGCTGTTTCAAGTGGTGAAGATAGTGGTCGTTCAGAAGCTCTATCTCTACTGATACTTGATGAGGCTGCTTTCATTGATAAGATTGAACCGATATGGGCAGCTGCTTCACAGACATTATCTACTGGTGGACAATGTATTGCACTATCTACACCGAATGGTATAGGTAATTGGTTTCATAAGACTTGGGTTGGTGCAGAAGATGGAAGTAACGATTGGAACTTTATCAAACTTCATTGGAACTTACATCCTGAAAGAAATGATGAGTGGAGAGCTGAACAAGATAAACTATTAGGTCCGTCACTAGCTGCTCAAGAGTGTGATTGTGACTTCTTAACTTCAGGACAGACTGTCATAGATGGTGTAATCTTAGAAGAGTACAAACAAATACATACACAAGACCCATTAGAAAAGAGAGGTGTTGATAGTTGTCTTTGGATATGGCAACCAGCAAACTATACTAGAGATTATGTACTAAGTGCTGATGTTAGTAGAGGAGATGGTTCAGATTACTCTGCATTTCATGTGATGGATATAGAAACAATGGAACAAGTGGCAGAATACAAAGGTAAGATGTCAACAAAAGATTTTGGAAACTTATGTGTAAACACAGCAACAGAATACAATAATGCTTTGTTGGTAGTAGAGAACAACAACATAGGTTGGGCTACACTACAACAATGTATTGATAGAGGTTATCAAAACTTATTTTACACAAGCAAAGATTTAAAGTATGTGGATACAGAACACCAGATAAACAACCGATATAGAAATCAAGATCGTAATATGGTGGCTGGATTTAGTATGACAATGAAGACTAGACCATTGGTTATAGCTAAATTAGAGGAGTATTTCAGAGAAAAGTCGGTAATTGTACGTTCAAATCGATTAATTGATGAGTTGTTTGTATTTATATATAACAACAATAAAGCTGAAGCGATGACAGGATACAACGATGACTTAGTGATGAGTTTCGCTCTTACTCTTTGGGTAAGGGATACTGCATTGAGACTGAAAAATGAAGGAATAGAATTAACTAAAAAAACTTTAGGTGGTGTAGCATCGCAGATGTTACCACAAAAACCAACCAATCAAAATAATTCTTGGGAAATGGAAACAGGTCCCAATGGTGAAAAAGAATCATTAGATTGGTTACTTAACTAAGAGGCACAAAAATGGCAGATAAAGATTTATTTTCAAGACTAAAACGATTGTTTTCAACAAACACCATCGTTAGAAACATAGGTGGTAGGAAACTAAAAATAGTCGATACGGGACAATTACAATCAAGTGTCCAAACTAATTTAGTAGACAGATATACTAAGCTATACTCTACTACACAAAATATGGGATATAATGACCAACTCTATCAACAACAGTTAAGATTGGGATTATTTAGAGATTATGAATCTATGGATTCTGATTCTATCATATCTTCTGCGCTAGATATCTACTCAGATGAATCTACTATGAAAAATGAGTATGGAAAAGTGTTAGATATCAAAACTGATAACGATCAAATACACGATATACTACATAATTTATTTTACGATATTATAAACATAGAATTTAACCTATGGCCTTGGATTCGTAATATGGCTAAGTATGGTGATTTCTTTTTACAATTAGAAGTGGCTGATAAGTATGGTGTTACAAACGTAACTCCTATGTCTGCTTACGATGTAGCTAGATTAGAAGGACACGATCCTGAAAATCCACAAAATGTGCAATTCATGTTGACTCCACAAGGTGATAGTAATAAACATAGTGCTAGAAATCAAGAAACACAGACATTTGAGAACTATGAGGTAGCTCACTTCAGACTTCTATCGGATTCTAACTATGTTCCTTATGGTAAGTCTATGTTAGAGGGTGGAAGAAAAGTTTGGAAACAGGTTACTCTTATG